CGCCACTCACAAGAGAAGGGTTAACCTCCTCAACCACCCTCTCTCACAAGGAGACCCCAATAGGGGAAAGTGAGGGAATTATGCGCTAGACAACCCAGCGCAAGTCGTCGCAGTATCGAGAGATACTGCGCACTGTCCTAGGCTTTCCAAGGTAACCACGGATAATTTCGTAGTTATCGAGGGAGCCCTTTCCTCCGTCAGCACTCATGGGCCGGAGGCCCGTCGCACGAAGCGACAATGAGTGTAAATGGTGGAGAAGGAGTCCATAATCATCGTTCCGCCTCTTTCGGGGCCTCATGATGACAGAATGGACATAGAAACCTTCTTCGCCAAACGCAGGTCTAGAGTTTTTATGTTCTAGATCTGAGACGATGACGCCCGTATCTCCGAATTCTTCGGGAACCGGGTGTCGCCAGGCTTTTGGAACCATAGCGTAATATTTTCGCCATAGTGTCCGAAACCTGGAGTCGCAACCAATGATTCCGCGCTGTTTTGCATATAACCGTAAACGGTTACATACGTAGACAGCGTAAGGAATCTTATTACTTGGTTGCTTACGAAGGAAAAACGGTCTAACTGGAACGGAATCGAACCAGTCAGTACCGCAGGACTCAAAGAACCTTCCTGCCAAGAAGGTCTTTGAACTGTTCACCTTGAAGCCTATTAAGGCCAAGGTCCTTATTACACGATCGGCCAGGTGGCACGGGACGATTAAATCGTCACCGTACACCGATGAGTCAACCCCTAAGTTACAGCCCGCATATTTGCAGACTGCAGCGAAGATGAGAGACTCAAGCTCGAAAGTGTAACCATTCCCCATAGACGAGAACTTTTCCAAAGGTACAATAGTACCGTCGGGAAGTAGCGTGTTTGGAGAACGGGACAGGTTCAAGAGCTCAAACCATTCACGGCTAAATAGCCGACTCACAAGCAATAGCGACATGGAGTCGCTTGCCAGAGAGAGATCGATAGTCGCATAACCCGCCTTTTGGGCGCGTTCAGCGAACGATTGATTCACTCTTTGATCATTAAGATCAATGTGATGTGAATGGAGCCGTTTGCGGATCAGAGCACCGATCCCCAGTTGTGTGAAAACATTAACTGAGGGTTCGATGCAAATACCGCGATCGGTAAGAGCAGTCTTGGGAACAGTAGTAAACCTATTTCCTTGTACCACGTCTAAGTACGCATGTGCGTTCATTAGACGATCGCCTAGTATTGATCTGGCGAATGGTATCAGGGAGTAGGTCAGAGTCGGCGTGTCTCTGAATTTATCAGAGGGGCACGATCCCGTCCCAGCCATTCCGAATGTTGCACCAGGCCCGTTACGGAAACCACTAGTGACTTGCAATAAGTCTCTGTGACGTAACGGTCCAACTATGGAAGCAACCACGGCCTTAAGGTCGTGAAGCAAAG